GTTTATCTGTACTACAATGATAACTGTAAACAGGAACTACATAACAGAAAGGAGGAAGCTTATGAAGTACACTCTAAAGATGCTACGAGCATCAAGAAATTGGTCTCAAGTAACTGCAGCAACGCATGTTGGCGTATCTGTTGATACATGGGGAAACTGGGAGCGCAAACGCTCATTTCCAGATGTTCCTCATATCAAAAAGATACAAGAGGTCTTCAATGTAGCCTATGATGATATTATTTTTTTATAGTCATTTACGGTTAAACCGTTACGGAGTGAGAATATGACAAAACAAACAAAGAATGATATCAACGCAGCAATTAGCCTGTGTTTGTGGCTATTAGCAATCGGTCTAACTGCTGCAATTAGCGTATTCATTATTATTGTTGCTGTGATTACCGCATTACAAATCTAGGGGGTAAACATGATTATTAAAAGATTATCAGTTAAATATAGGAGGTAGTTATGAATAAGTTCTGCATTACAGTAGCGGAAGCTGCAGAACTTGCAAGCGTTCCAGAAACTGTTATTCGTGAATGGGCACAGGACTTCGACTTTCCATCAATGAAGATAGGGAAGCGCGGAGGCAAGCGTCTTATCCACGTAGAATCGTTTAATGCTTGGCTAGCCAAACGGTGCCAGGCACGAATTGGGGAATAGAAAGGGTACAAATGAACATATACGGAGAATTCTTACGAATGGCTAAATCGCACGTAGCCGACATAACAGAATGTGAAGTATTGACAGATGAGATTGTAAAATCTGCTCGTACATTCATAGGAAATGCGATTAAGTGGGATAGCGGTGCTTATAGACCTGTAGCCGATGCTCTTCATAAAAGACTGCTTGATGAAATTTATAAAGCAGAATATGACAACGAGTATTACACAAGATACCAATGTCCAGATGCAACAAACTCTTACGAATACGGCAATGAAATTGCACATCGTGAGGCCGACAAATTAGCTAATGAATTAGTAGATGAGTTGGAAGATAAAGATATTAGTGAGTTGTACAGAGTATGGAAAGGATATAAGCATGATTAAGCTAGTATGGGCGTTGAGAGTAGTTGCATTTTTCATGATAGCTGGAACTATAGGTTCTATAGAAATTGACAGAATAGATTTCTATACAGCAACACTTCAAATTCTATTAGGATTCACATTATTAATTCTCAGTAATTATTGGTACAGAGAAGTAAAGTTTTATGAAAAAAGAAAAGTCCGCTAAGAAATGGCGTAGGAAACCATAGCGGACTTGATAGAGTAATCTGCAAAATACTCTATCTGTATTGTACAAAATATAGGAGATAAACACAATGAATAAGACATTATTGATGACAGCAACAATCGCATCTTTGACAGTAAACGTATTTGCAGCCGATAACAATTTCATCGGTGGCACAGACAACGTAGTTACTAACGGCGCTAAAAGCATTGGCGTTGTCGGCTATCAAAATACCGTAGGCGGAAATAATGCCGTAGCTTTCGGTGAGAATAACGTGGCTAACGGCACCAACTCTTTCGCTGGCGGGAATGACTCCAAAGCGATGGGGCGGAACAGCTTCGCTTACGGGTCCCATGCCGAAGCTCTCACAGAGTACACGGTAGCGATTGGTTCCCAGGCTAGAACAACAGCATATGACACTATTGCAATCGGCAATGGTGCCTACGCAAACGGCGAGTCCACTGTAGTCATTGGCCGGACTAACACGGTCAATGCAGAGAATGCCACAGTTATTGGCTCCAACAATGGCGCCGTGGAAAGCGGTCACGGTGTTGTTATTGGTTATAACAATCAAGTATTAGACAATTCTAAAGAACAACTAGCCTTCGGTTCGAACAATAAAACTAAAGGTCAAGGCGCTGTAGTCATTGGGACTCATGGCCAAGCTGGTGCTATTGATGCACTTGCAATTGGCAATAATACATTAGCCGATACTCCTAATGCAGTCGCTCTTGGCACAAATTCTACTACTGATACTGCTGTTAGCACAGATCATATTTACATCAATGGAAAGAAATTCGACTTCGCCGGTGGTGTAGCTGATAGTACTGTTTCTGTTGGCACTACAAATAAAGCAGGTATGAGCGGTGTAATGAATTATAAACGCACTATTACAAATGTAGCTGCAGGTCGTATTGATTCCACATCTACTGATGCGGTTAATGGTAGCCAATTAAATGCAATCATCAACTCATTGAACTTCACTACAGTCGGTGACGGTAATAATACAACAGTATCTCAAACAACTAACATGAATGGTGGAATGGAATTTGCCGTAAATGTAAACAAAGATTTGCACGACATGAATTCTGTTAACTTTGGAACAAATATAGATACTGTTCGCAGTGTTGTAAATAAAGAAAAGGCGCACTTCTTTAATGGTGATACAAACGCAGCGGTAACTCATGATGGTTTGAAATTAGAAAATACAAATACATTAGATACAGCCAGCTACACAATGGACGGCATGGTTGCTGATAGCAACGGCAAGCATATTGAGTTCACAACTCAAAATATCACTGCAGGTGGCCAACAACTACACGATGTTGCGGATGGAGTTGCAGATACTGATGCAGTTAACATGCGTCAACTTAAAGCACAAAGCCAAGCAGGTTTAAACGAAATTCATGCGACAAATCAACGTTTGAACAAATTAGGAGCTAGTTCTGCAGCACTCGCTGGTCTTCACCCTCTTGATTTTAATAAGGACGACAAAGCGTCCTATGCTGTTAGCTACGGCCATTATAGAAGTAGTAATGCAGTAGCATTAGGCGCTTTCTACCGTCCTAATGAAAGAACTATGTTTGGTATTGGTATGAGTTTAGGTGCCGAAAAGCAATTTACCGCAAACATTGCATTCAAGGTCGGTAAAGGAAGCGACTATGTTGCGGAAGCTAAGGATGCACAAAGTAGAATTAGTAAACTTGAAGCACTTGTAAATCAATTAGTTGAAGAAGTTAATGCGCAAAAAGGGATCTAAGGTGGAGCTATGGAAGTAAAAAAGCTAAATCTTACCATTGAATATACCGAAGGTCAATTATGCGGAGTAAAAGCGAATACAAATATTAAAGATGAAAATATTGTAATCGCTATGTTATCAGCAGGATGCATATGCATGGCCAGGAATCATTCTGAACATCCAATAGAATTCATCACGGCATTATCCATAGCTAATATGGAATTCGTAAATAAACCGCCTGTATATACAAATGTTAAAAAGGACTTATCCTAGGAGGACTTATGGATACAATCAAAATTAATTCATTCGAATTAGAAAACGTGAAACGCGTTAAGGCCGTTTCATATGAGCCAACAATAAATGGACTCACTGTAATCGGTGGCAAGAATGGACAGGGTAAAACCTCCATTCTTGACTCCATCGCCTGGGCACTTGGTGGTGCCAAGTTCGAACCATCAACGGCACAACGAGAAGGCAGTTATAATCCACCACGCTTAGAAGTAAAGCTATCCAATGGCTTAGTGGTAACTCGAACTGGTGCTAATAGCACACTAAAAGTACTAGATCCGGAAGGTAAGAAATCTGGTCAAAAGATTTTAGATTCCTTCATTGGTCAGCTAGCATTAGACCTCCCAAAATTCATGGAGATGAGTGATAAAGAAAAGGCTCAAGAATTACTTCAATTATTGGGCGTAGAAGACGAGTTAAAGAAACTCGAGGGTGAATACCAAGAGGTCTATTCGAAACGCCATTCTATAGGGCAAATAGCTACTCAGAAAGACAAATATGCTAAAGAGTTGCCTGCCTATGATGATGCGCCTAATGAACTGGTGAGTGCTTCCGAGCTTATTCAACAACAACAAAGCATTTTGCTCAAAAATGAAGAGAATAAGCAAAAACGTAATCAAGTATTGGCTATCCAAACTGAAATGCAGACAGTAGCCAACCGCATTGATGAATACCAAGCTAAGCTTGATGAGTTAATGGAAAAGCAAACGCAGTTGGCAGAGGATTACAATATCGCTACAACTGCTGCGCAAGACTTAGAAGATGAATCCACAGCAGAACTTGAAGAACAAATCAGATCTGTTGATGAAATCAACACTAAGGTCCGTGCTAATCAAGAACGGCAACGCGCATTACAAGAAGCAGCAGATTTCAATCAAGAATATGAAGAACTCACGGAAACTATCAAGGACATCCGTGAACGTAAGAATAAACTTCTTGAATCTGTTGATATGCCTCTACCTGGTCTATCCATTCAGGATGGTGTGCTTATCTACAATGATCGTCAATGGGATTGCATGAGCGGTGCTGAACAACTTAAAGTAGCCACTGCTATCGTGCGAGCTCTTAACCCTAAATGTGGATTTGTACTCATGGACAAAATGGAACAAATGGACGTCGATACGATGAAAGAGTTCGGGGAATGGTTAGAGCAAGAAGGCTTACAAGTAATCGCTACACGCGTTACTAATAATGAGGATGAATGCTCTATCATCATCGAAGATGGCCACATTAAAGGCGAAGAATTCAGTACAACAGGAACTGCTAAGACAAAAACTAAAGCTAAACCTAAAGCAAAGGTAGAGCCTAAAGTCGAAGCACCTGCAACAGATACTACAGTTTCGGAAGATTGGAGTGAATGGTAATGAACATTATAACCGGTAAACGTAAACGTGCTCAAAAGGTTGTCATTTATGGCGTCGAGGGGATTGGTAAAACAACATTCGCAAGTCAATTTCCATCGCCTGTATTTATTGATACAGAAGGCAGTACTGACCACTTAGATGTGGCTCGTACTGATAAACCTACATCATGGCAAATGCTAATTTCATATGTAAAAGAATTCGCTATGATGCCAGGGCTATATCGCACATTGGTAATTGATACTATCGATTGGGCTGAACAGTTATGTGTTGAATATATCTGCAATAAGCACAATAAAGCAGGTATTGAAGACTTCGGATATGGTAATGGATATGTATTTGTTCGTGAGGAAATGGGGCGGTTCTTGAATCTACTTGATGAAGTAATTGATGCTGGTATGAATGTAGTCCTTACGGCACATGCTCAAATCAGAAAATTTGAGCAACCGGATGAACTAGGTGCCTATGATCGCTTTGAATTAAAGCTCGGTAAGAAAACTGGTAGCCAAACATCACCACTCATTAAAGAATGGGCCGACATGGTGCTATTCGCTAATTACAAAAACGAAATCATCACATCAACTACCAATAAGAAGAAAGCAGTTAATGGCAAGCGGTTGATGTATGCGACACATAATCCTGCTTGGGATGCTAAAAATCGGCATGGATTACCTGATGTAATGCCATTTGAATACAGCCAAATTGCTTACGTCATTCCAGAAGATGTATTGCCAGCTCTTGCAGCTGAAGAAGTTCTAAAAGAAGATCCTAATAAATATCCTCCAGAAGTAATGGAAGCGGCAAAAGAACAAGTTGGAACCGTTCAAGAAAAGCCAAAAGCTGAGCCTAAAGCTAAAACAAAAGCAAAGGCAGTAAGAGAAGAAACTGATACTCCATTAGTTGAAACGCCTATTCCTAAACCATTAAGAGATTTAATGGCAAAAGATGGCATTACATTAGACCAAGTACAGTCTGTTGTAGTAGCTCGTGGAAAATACCCAGCTGGTACTCCTTTTGAAAATTATGATCCTGCATTCGTGAATGGTTGGATTATTCCAATGTGGAACAAAATTGTTGGATTTATTAATAAATAAGAAACGAGGTAACAAATTATGAGCAGTGCATTCGAACAATTAGGAACAGAAGCATTAGGATTCAATTCTGAAGTAGTAGCAGAGGTTAAGGAGTTCACACTCCTTCCTCCTGGTAAATACCCATTCACTATCACTAATGTTGAAAAGGGGTATACAGATGTAGCAACTGCTAAAATTCCGGCCAACACACCAAAAGCAGTCGTAACATTAGAAGCCGACGGTGGTGATTTAGGGAAGAATAAAGTAACTGAAAGATTGTACTGGATCCCCTCCATGATGTGGAAAGTATCCAATATTTTCATCGCCACTGGTTTGGCTAAACCAAATGAAAAGTTTATGGCTAATCCTGATCTATTAATGGGCCAAACAGGCACCCTTGAACTTAAACATCGTAAATATGAAAAGAACGATGGCACCGAAGGCACAGCCAATGAAATCGCTAAATTCTATAAGCCAGATGAAGGCTTTGGAGGTTTCTAATGCAACTTAGACCCTATCAGACAGAGGCAGTCAATGCCGTATGGTCAGAGTGGGAGAAAGGTAACAGACGTACCCTGTTGGTATTACCAACGGGGTGCGGTTAAGGCAAGACTATCTGTTTCGCTAAGATTGCAGAAGAGGCCGTCAGAAGAGGTAAGCGTGTATTAATCCTGGCGCATCGTGAAGAATTACTTCAGCAAGCCTCAGATAAAATCATGCAAGCATCTGGACTCACTACTGCAACGGAGAAAGCCGAACAATCATGCATAGGAAAATGGGACCGCATCATAGTCGGTTCAGTTCAATCCTTATGTCGCGATAGTCGACTTTCTCTTTTTAGCAAAACCTACTTTGACACGATCATTATTGATGAAGCGCACCACGCTTTATCGAATAGCTACCAAGCTATTTTAAATTACTTCGACGAAGCTGATGTTCTTGGTGTAACTGCTACACCAGATAGAGCAGATATGAAGAATTTAGGGCAAGCTTTCAATAGTTTGGCCTATGAATACACCTTACGTGAAGCCATCAGCAGTGGATATTTGGTAAAGATACAAGTACAAACCTTACCACTTCATATCGATTTCACTAATGTCAAAATGACAGCTGGTGATTTTCAAGCAGGTGATGTAGGCCGTGTATTGGATCCGTATTTGGAACAGATTGCAGATACATTGCTCGACTATAAAGACCGCAAGATAGTCGTATTCTTACCGCTTATTGAAACTAGCCAAAAGTTTTGTAACATGCTCATTGAACGTGGATTCAATGCAGCTGAAGTTAATGGCAATAGTGAAAACAGAAACGAAATCACAGAGGATTTTGCTAATGGCAAATACAACGTACTCTGTAATTCAATGCTATTAACGGAAGGTTGGGACTGCCCTAGTGTTGATTGCGTAATTGTGCTACGGCCAACGAAATCAAGAGCGTTATACACGCAAATGATTGGCCGTGGTACTAGGTTATGTGAAGGAAAAGACCATTTATTGGTTCTCGACTTCTTATGGCACTATGAAAAGCATTCCCTATGCAGGCCAGCTCATCTAATCGCTAAATCAGATGATGTAGCAGATAAGATGACGCAGATACTAGAAACATCAAGCATGGGGCTAGAGGAAGCAGAGGCTCAGGCTGAACATGATGTACTTAAGGAACGCGAAGCATCATTGGCCAAAGAACTTGAAGCCATGCGGAAGAAAAAAGCGAAGTTAGTAGACCCATTACAGTTTGAATTCTCCATTCAAGCTGAAGATTTAACGCATTACACACCTTCATTTGGCTGGCAAGCTACCAACATTACTGATAAGCAAAAGAAAACTATCGAAGACTTTGGTCTTAATCCAGATACGATTGAAGATGCCGGCAAAGCATCGTTACTTATTGATAGATTACATAAACGGAAAGCTGAAGGGTTATCCACTCCTAAGCAGATCCGTTTCTTAGAAAATAAAGGCTTTAAAAATGTGGGGACTTGGACCAATATGCAAGCCTCTAAAATGATAAGCCGTATTAGCGCTAGTGGTTGGCGAATTCCTAAAGGCATAAGCCCTGCAACGTACCAACCATCATAAAGGAGTGCAAATGGAACAAAAGAAGTTAAATTTAAAAGAAGTATTGGAGTATATCGACCCTGTCGATTGCTCCTACGAAGAATGGCTAAATGTAGGCCTTGCACTTCACCATGAAGGATATCCAATGTTCATATGGGAAGAATGGTCTGCTAATGATGGTGAACGATTCCATCCAGGTGAATGCGAATCCAAATGGAATTCTTTCGGGTCCTATACAGGTAAGCAAATTACTGGGGCCACGATTACACAAATGGCAAAGGATAATGGATGGACCTCTAGTAGGCAATGGGATAACACTGCAATCCCATTTGGGGCCATGGTGATGGCTAATCCGGATCCATACAAAATTATTGATAAGACATGGGTGGAATCTGCGGACATTGAAATTCCAAAGCATTATCCTGAAGAACAACGTGTTGCAGATCTTATCAAATACTTAGAAATATTATTTGACCCAGAAGATTATGTTGGATACGTAAATACCGTATACACGCATATCGATAGTAAAGACGGTCATGGAATCAAATCTCCTACAAAAGGAAGTTTTGGCCGTACGCAAAATCAAATATTAGACGCTCTAAGGTCCAATAAGAAAGTTGATGATGCAATTGGTACCTTAGACGAAGAAGCGGGCGCTTGGATTCGATTTAACGCATTAGACGGCAAAGGTGTGAAGAATAATAACGTCACATCTTACAAATTTGCACTAATTGAATCTGATGAAATGGAACTTGGTAAGCAAAAGACGATTCTTGAACAGTTAGAACTACCTATTGCAGCTATGGTATATAGCGGTGGCAAAAGTATCCATGCTATTGTACACATCGATGCCAATGATTATAACGAGTACCGCACGCGTGTTGATTTTTTATATAAAATCGTCCAAAAGAATGGGTTTACTGTTGATAAACAGAACAAGAACCCTAGCCGGTTATCTCGTATGCCTGGTGTCATGCGTGCGGGTAAACCTCAATTCCTAATGGCTACCAATATTGGTAAAGAGTCATTTAAAGAATGGGAAGAATGGATAGCCACTGTTAATGATGACCTTCCAGAGCCTGAAGAATTGGATGCATTATGGGATAATATGCCGGATTTAGCACCTAGCTTAATCGATGGCATCCTTCGTGAAGGCCATAAAATGCTCATCGCTGGTCCGTCTAAAGCTGGTAAATCGTTTGCACTTATCCAATTATGCATTTCAATTGCCGAAGGAAAGCCTTGGTTTGGGTTCGATTGTGCGCAAGGGAAAGTATTATACGTTAACTTAGAACTTGACCGTGCATCGTGTTTACATCGGTTTAAGGACGTATATGAAGCACTAGACCAACAGCCTACTAACATAGCCAATATTTCTATCTGGAACTTGCGTGGCAAGTCTCTACCTATGGACCAATTAGCACCTAAGCTAATCCGTAGAGCAGAAAAAAAAGGATATAAGGCTATTATTATCGACCCTATCTATAAGGTAATTACAGGCGATGAAAACAGTGCTGACCAAATGTCTAATTTCTGCAATCAGTTCGACAAGGTATGTACCGAACTGAAATGTGCCGTCATTTATTGTCATCATCATTCAAAAGGGAACCAAACGGCTAAGCGTTCTATGGACCGCGCCTCTGGTTCTGGTGTATTTGCTCGTGACCCTGATGCATTAATTGATCTACTTGAACTAGAAGCAGATAACTTGGATGAAAGCAAATTAGCTGGCGCTCCGGTTGATGTTAGCCAATGTACTGCATGGAGAATGGAAGGTACGCTTCGAGAATTCCCTAGATTTAAACCTGTGGATTTATGGTTCGATTATCCAATTCACAGAGTTGATGAAGGTGGATTCTTATCTATGGCTGAGTTTGATTCTGCTCAAGCTAAAGGCTTGGATAAAATGAACAAACGGAAACAAGCGGCCAAAGAAAAGAAACAACAACAATTAGTTGATGCTTTTAACATTGCAGCTGCTGAAAGTAATTTCTCCAATCGGGCAGACATAAAACGTGTGGCTGAGATTATGGAAGTATCAGAAAAAACTGTTCGTAGATATTTAAAAGAAATACCAATTTATACTGTTGAATTAGGTGAACTTGTAGAACGTGTCAATGGTTAACAATAGGGGAGACACACCTTATATATATATATAGGTATGTCCTTGTATTTGTCCTCGTGGATAGTGGGTGACATATGGTGGGGGTCGTAGACTCCCCCACACATATGGTCCCCTATCACTAATCCATAAAAAGGTGTGGGTAGTAATTGTGAAATTAGTTTTGTCCCTGGAGGGAACCAATATGAAAACTCCATGTAAGGATTGTGGCTATCGTACAATTGGCTGTCATGGCAAATGCGAAAGCTACAAACAATATAAAAAAGATATGGCTACTCTTAAAGCAGCAGGCCTGTTGAAGTCAGAACCTTATATCTATATCAGATCTAATGTGAATAAGATTAGACGAAAGATGGGGAAACCTGACTATGCTGTTTAATATCAGAATTGATAAAGTGTATGACTTACATGTCCATGTGAAAATCACCATGGATGATGGCGTCAAACTCAATGGCTGGATTCAGATGTATGGCAAGCATTACTTCAAGTGGTTCGAAAAACCGTACCATGAATTACGAAGTATTGTGAATGAATACTTTAGAAACACCTATTGTATTTGGTTAAGCAGAATCATTCGTGACCATCCAGCGACAGGCATTAATCAAGAGTATATAGCTGACTATAAGATTATTGGTTATACATACTCTAAGCCGAATGATGTTTGTGAAATTGAACTTAAACAATATAGTGACTATATGCAATATAAGAAAGGAGATCGTATGCAGTTTGAATTCTTTATTCCACTCGAAAAGGTTCCTACCTGTACTCACCAACAAAAACGTGTGACTGTCAGAAATGGTACACCTAGATTTTATGAATCGCACGACGTAAAAGAAACGCGGGCATTATTTACTAGTAGATTAGCACCGCATAGACCAGAGATTCCATTGGAAGGTCCTATTCGATTAGTGACCAAGTGGTGTTTTGGTAAACAAAAATGTGCTGCTCCTGAGTGGAAAATCACAAAGCCGGATACTGATAACCTTATTAAGTTATTTAAGGACTGTATGACAGCATTACACTATTGGCATGATGATGCCCAAGTGTGTAGTGAAATTACAGAAAAGTATTGGAATCCAGTCACAGGGATTTGGGTACATATTGAAACGCTAGGTGATGTGATATGAGAAATACTGAATCCATTCCCATGACATGCGGTAATTGGCTAGCATTAGGCGCTTGTATCTACGGCCATTGGAATACAGATAAGGCTCTCAAATTATTAGGCCTTGCCAAAGCGCCTAAGCGTCAATTAGATTGGAACGCGATTATTCAAAAAGCTCAAGCATTACAAAAGGATGGATATTCAATATATGCAATTGCAAATGAATTGAATGTATCGCGCGGATTGTTGTATGCGAAATTACATGAGGAGAACGACTATGCAAAAGAAATGTAGACGATGTGGTGATAAATTCACCGTTAAAAAATCAGAAGATTATTGTCCTGAATGTGAAAAGGTTATGACACCGCCTGGTGCAGGTGTTAGTAAAATCATTACATGTGAATGTTGCGGTGAAGACTTTACCTACACAAAAGAAAAGCCATTAGGTCGTTGGCCTAAGTACTGCCCAACATGTGCAAGTAAATTGTCTAAGCCGTATAAGAAAGACACATCGAAGACAGTAGAAGACAGTAAAAAGACAGAAGAAAGACATATCGAAGACAGTAACAAAGAAACTGTCCAAGTACCAACGGCTGAGCATATGGATAAGATGTATGGTAATATTAAGCACGATGCCGTGAATCATCCATCGCATTACACCAGAGGTAAGATTGAAGTGATTGATTTTATCGAAGATCAACAACTGCCGTATCATCTTGGTAATGTCATCAAGTATATCGCACGTGCAGGGTACAAAGGCGACAAGCTAGAGGACTTAAAGAAAGCACGGTGGTATTTGGATAGATACATCAATGAGGTGATGGGGAATGGAACACTTTAAACAAGGTGATTGCGTATTAGTATCAAATGACAACAAGCATTGGTATCATAGGCATTTCTATCGTATTGATGATGTATGGGGCGGTACGGGTAACGCACTTGTGTATGCTGAAGGTAAAAGTCCATGGACGGTGAGCCGTAAGCCCGAGGATCAATATAAGCTATACGAGATATGGAGATATTGCAAGGGAGCAGATGAATGACCGATAAAGAATATATGCAACAGATACTACGAATTGATGACCGCATAGATTCCATTAAGCGTGATATTGAGGCCCAAATAGAACGTAAGGCGGACACGTTGTCCGCCACGGACTATAGCAAGGATAGGATATCCGGCGGGCATTGCGGCGATTTATCAGGTATAGTAGCTGGTATTGAGCAATGTGTCGAACTGCAACGAAAGGAAATAGAAAGGTTAAAAGCCATTAAATCAGAAGTCCGTTGGGTGATTAGCCAAGTACGGCCGAATGAGTTGGCGGTCCTACTGACTGAGCGATACGTACAGGGGAAGAGCTGGAAAGAGCTAGCAGGTATCTTATTCTATAGCGAGGCAAGAGTACGAGGCGAGCTACACGATAGAGCCCTGGTAGAGGTAGGACGTATACGTGCCAGATTGAAATAGCGTGGACAATACAAAACGATACAAAACAGTACATCGACATGTGGTATACTGTAGGTGTGAAAGTTGGGAAACTTCACAGGAAGTGAATAAGGAAAGGACGCCAGATATACTTGGCGTCCTTTTGTATTATGCAGGTTTAATCAATATCATCATAGGGGGTACCTATTCATAAGGCAAATGTGATCCTTTCAAATAACAAACTATACCAAAATAAATTCGCGACACCTATGAGAAGTTTTAGACAAAATAGAATAGCCTTGTTTAACTACAACCAATACATAATGTAAGAGATTTCCTTGAGTACTTAACTATAACAAATTACTACCACCCTATGGTGATATTGATTAAGCCTACAAATAAAATCTGACTGCCAATAGAAAGGAGAGAATAGTATGACAGATATTACTTGCCATATTAAAGATTGTTTACATAACAAACGTAATAAGTGTACTGCCAATGCTATTGTCCTTGGCAGTAAATGTAATTGCAAAGCCAAAGCCTTTGCTAAAGATATGATGAAACATTCACGCAAACAGCACTGGCGAGGGGGCATGTATGGGGGCTAGGGCCTCAGCCCCAATAGGGGGCCTTAAAGGTACTCCAAACAAAAAATATTTTGCGTGAGTCATCCGAACCCCGCGGAATAGCTAGTTAGTTATTTTTCCGAACTGCTGTTCGGCTTCAAAAATGGTCAACTTTTGAAAGGAGGCGAGACTGTGACGAACGTAACAATCGTTGACGAATTAGTATCATCTAAAATTGTGGCAAAAGTACTCGGAATCAGCTCTCGACGGGTTCAGCAGTTGACCGAGGACGGTATATTTGAAAAGGAAAAACGCGGACAGTACAATATTGCGAAAACAGTGCAAGCATTTGTTGCGTATAAAACTGGAGAAAGTAAACTCGAAAAGAAAGCACGAGAAGGCGGATATGATGCAGAACGAACTTTGTTAACTCGAACTAAACGGATGATTGAAGAAAACAAACTGAAGATCATGAATGGAGAATTGCACCGCTCGAACACAGTTAAAGCCGTAATGAATCGAATGTTGAATAACTTTAAAAGTAAGCTCCAGGCGTTGCCACTAAAAGCAGCACCTAAAGTGTTGGGAGAGACGAATCTGTTAGTCATTCAAGATGCACTTCTCGATGAAGTCAATGAATGCTTAACAGAATTGTCAGAATATGACCCTAACATGTTCCACGATGAATCTGATGACATCATTGTGGACGACGACGAGGCAGGTGAAGGGGATTGAAGCACACATGCAACCTGTTTAAAGGGTTGGCCGGTGTATTAAAGCCACCGCCAAAGTTTACCGCGTCGGAATGGGCCAACGCTAATGTGGTGCTTTCCACTGAGGATAGCGCCGAACCAGGGAAGTATTCCACCGATAGGGCACCGTATCAAAAGGAAATGCTTGACGCGGTGAGTGACCCTGATGTTGAAAAAGTAGTCTATATGACCGGCTCGCAAATTGGTAAAACCCAGCTCATTAAAAATGTGTTGGGTTATTTTATTGACTACTTTCCGTCACCAATTATGTTCATGCAGCCTACAAAAGATATAGCTAAAGAGTTTTCAAAAACTCGTATTGCTCCCTTTATTCGTGACACGAAAGTACTTAACGATAAAATGGCCGATGTAAAATCTCGGGACAGTGGCAATACGGTATTAAATAAGACCTTTCCAGGCGGCTACCTGACATTAGTCGGTGCGAACGCTCCAGCAGATTTGGCATCTAGGCCAATTCGTGTATTATTGGCGGACGAAATTGACCGCTATCCAGCATCAGCTGGCACGGAAGGCGACCCTTTGAGCCTAGCAGAAAAGCGTACTAATACGTTCTACAACCGAAAACACGTGTACGCATCTACGCCATTGGCCAAAGGTACCAGCCGGATAGAGAAATTGTATTTAGGCGGTACGCAAGAGGTGTGGCACATTAAGTGCCCTGCTTGTGGTGAATATGTGTATCCTTCCTGGGATAAGTTCCACGCAGACGAGGACACCGGCAAGTACTATTTGGCGTGTGATCACTGCGGAACGCTATCCGAAGAGTTTGAGTGGAAGAAATTATACCGAGAGGGCAAATGGATTGCGGAAGCGCCGGAGAATTTAAAGAAGTATAATTGCCGAAGCTTTCACATGAACGCGTTTGGCTCGCCTTGGGCATCTTGGAGAAAACTCCAAGGTAAATATGAGGAAGCACTTAAACTCGGAACTGTCGGCATCATGACATTCTTTAATACAGAAATGGGAGTTCCTTATGAAGAGGATACCGAAACACTGCAGGCTGAAGTGCTCTACGAACGTAGAGAAGACTACGGCGCGGAGTTGCCGGACGGTGTTCTACTCTTAACCTGTGGCGTCGATACACAGGACGACCGCTTAGAGTGTGAAATCGTCGGCTGGGGGAAAGATTATGAGAGCTGGGGTATACAATACTTCAGATTATATGGAGACCCTGCTTACGACGCCGTATGGAAAGAATTAGACGATATTATTTTAAATCGTACATGGTCTTATGCCGATGGTAGAAAAAGGGGCGTATCAGTTACGTGTATTGACTCTGGCGGTAGTAAGACCCAATCGGTATATAAGTACTGCTCAACTAGATGGCATAAGCGCGTGTACCCTATTAAAGGTGTAGGCGGTGCAGGTAAAGACCTGATTGACGGCTTACCTACAAAGTTGAAAAAGTACAAAACTAAATTATTTAAGCTCGGCGTAGATACGGGCAAGGAACAAATTTATAGTGACTTAAACCAAGAAAAAGGACAGCCGAGGTATTGCCACTTCCCAAAAGATCATGAAAAAGGGTATGGGAAGAAATACTTTGAAGGCTTATTGGCAGAGATGAAAGTGTCAAAATTAGTTAATGGCCATTTTAAAGAGCAATGGGTACTGCGACCAGGACGTAAAAGAAATGAACCATTCGATATTAGAAACTATAATCAAGCGGCCATTGCTATTATGAATCCGAATTTCGATGCATTAGAGGCTCGGAATAGTAAGGAAGAGTATACGCCGTATCAGAATACGGCGCGAGTAGTAAAAGCGGGCGAGGCACCGAAGAAACGAACGAGACGACGTGTTAGAGGAGGAGGGATACGATTATGACAATCCTACAAAGGATTATGGAAGAATTAAATATTCGTGAAGTACACGAAATACCTACCGCTCTAACAAAGGCGTTGCTAGATTCGAATACATGTTCGGTACTTTTAAAGGCGATACAGCCTTACTATTCGTATGAAGCGTTACTTGCTGAATTTGAAGAACATAGCGCGGATAGAAAAAATTATATGCAAGATTACACACCACAATGTGTGCTAGATATAATTGGAGGCATTACCCCTGGCGGTGATGTTCGCGACGTGTGCGCAGGAATAGGCGGATTGTCTTTGGCTAAATTTAAGTCGGATAATACCGTAACACTAAGGCTCGAAGAGTATTCAAAGAATGCGATAGCGTTTATGTTGTTTAATCTACTAATAGCTAATATCGATGCGGAAGTAGTAGAGAAGAACGTTCTTACAGGTGAAGAGCTTGCGTACTATAAAGTGGAATCCGCAGCATCTGGCTTTGGCCAAGTAGCTAAAGTAGATATGCTAGGAAGTAAAAAATATGACACCGTGATTAGCAATCCGCCATATAGTCAATCTTGGATTCCACAAATGGATGAACGCTTTGAGGGCTATAAATTAGCCCCAAAGAGTAAAGCCGATTTTGCTTTTATACTTGACGGACTTTATTCGTTAAATGCTTCTGGTACAGCAGCCTTTATCCTGCCGCATGGTGTATTATTCAGAGGGCAAGCAGAAGGCGATATACGGCGTAAGCTGATTGAGGATAATCTGCTTGATGCGGTCATTGGACTGCCTTCTAATCTGTTTACGAATACAGGGATACCTGTGTGTATATTGGTATTTAAGAAAAATCGCACTAACAAAGACGTATTATTTATCGATGCACAAAAAGACTTCGTTAAGCACAAAAATAAAAATATAATGACCGCCGAACAGGTGGAAAAAGTCATTAAAGCCTATAAGGAACGAGCCGATATAGAGCGCTATTCTAGTAACATTAGCATGTCTACTATTTTAGACAATGACTATAATCTGAATATTCCCCGCTACATTGACAGCTTTGAACCGGAAGAAATACCAGATGCGGTACAGCTTGCTAAGGACTTAAACGAAATTAATCGAGAAAGTCGGACGTTGGGCTTAGAAATTGCGGAGATGTTGAAGCAATTAGTTTGTACGGATCCTGGCGCGCAGAAAGAGCACGATGAATTTGTAAAAGAATTTACAGAGTTTTTGGTATCCTCTGATAGCGCGTGTACAGTTGAGGAGCAAGAGGCCGTGATAAAAAAAATAGAAGATGTTAAAAAGTATTTACTTCAAAAGATGTTTGTGTAATGTTAAAAAATTACAAGAAAATTAAAATTGAGGAAGCAGCTGATATACTGGGACGACCTAAGAAGAATCAAATATATCCGGAGGGCTGCATTTGCTTACAGGTATCTGCTAGTAAAGGTGAATTGCTATATCTAAAAGAAGCGCAACAAGTTGATGCTAAATATGTAGTGATTCAACCACGAAACGTAATCCCCTATTATTTATATTTGGTAATAGAAAAGGCAATGCCTGAATTTTTATATAAATATAAGCAAGGCCTAAATATATCGGCTCACGATATCAAACATATGGAGATATTGTGCCACACGGATGTGGAAACGCAGGCTTTAATAAGCATGATGTTCCAATCTATGCATGGCACAAGTCTAAGCGCTCAATATGGGCGCTTTTTTAATGCGTGAAAGGAGGTGAAAGGATGGCAGAATGGACAATATATGAGGCAAAAGAGCACTTACAAGCCTGGCTAGAAGCGGATTTAGCGCTGGCAACAGGCAAAGAGTACACCATTGGTAATCGTCGGTTAACTCGTGCGAATGTGCAAGAGGTGAAAGACCGCATCAACTTTTGGCGTAATGAAGTAGCAAGGCTTGAGAATAGACCTCGACGTCGTGCATATCGTGTCATTCCGCGTGATATATGAGTAAACGCAAAAAGCAGTTTATGAAAACCGCAGCGGGCAGGCACAAAGCAACACAGTATTCTGGGAGTAAAACAAACTCAGGCTATTCAAATCACGGCGCTAACAGTTTTAAGTCTAGCGCAAAAGGATACCTGGTTAACTCTCAAGATGCAAGGCATGATATCGATGCTAACTTTAGGATGCTACGGGCAAGGTCTGTAGACCTACAACAAGGTACACCAATTGCAGCTGGCGCACTGAAGACGAATAAAACCAATGTTATTGGACCGGGCCTAAGATTTAAAGCCAATATCCGTTATGAGGAACTCGGCCTAACGTTTGACGAGAAGAACGCTTGGGAACGTAAGACCGAACGTGAATTTGCAATGTGGGCCAAGCACTGCGATGCGCGTGAACAGACCGATTTCTACGGAATTCAGGCTTTAGTGTATTATGAAAAGCTATTATACGGCGATTCATTTGTAAATTTACCGTTATTGCTTAATCAAACGGATAAGAACCCTTACCCATTGCGATTGCAGATTGTTGAATCGATTCTTGTGGCTTCTCCGCCTAAATATATAGGGCGTGAAGAAGATGAGAATAACGATGTCATTCATGGCGTTAAGTTCAATAAATATGGCGCAGCCGTTGGATTCTACGTATTAAATAAGCTGTACAACTCTTTTAACGATGATCATGACTACACATATATTCCGAAGTACGGAACACAAACCGGACGGCGGAATATCATCCAGGTTATGACAATTGAGCGAAGCGGCCAGTTGCGTGGTATTCCAATATTGTCTCCAGTAATTGAGGACTTGAAAGTTCTTAGTCGGTACAATGATGCGGAGGTTATGAAGGTATTAGTTAATGCCTTGATGGCAATCTTCATCGAATCGGAAGCACCGGACGATATGTCACTCGGGACTGCTATTGACGAAGATGATCAAGTGGATGCCGAAAGCGATGAAACAATCGAATTAGGTAATGGTACCGTAAATGTGTTGGCGCCGGGTGAAAAGGTGAATGTGGCCGAAAAAACGCCAATACCTTCGAGCTTTGCTGATTTTACATCGTCTCTTATTAGTCAGGTAGGTGCGGCGCTAGAAATTCCCTATGAAATATTAGTTAAGCACTTTGGACAAAGTTACTCTGCATCAAGGGCGGCGTTACTCGAATATTGGAAGTCTGTTGAAACGCAACGTGCCGAATTTATTACTCAATTTTGCAATCCTATTTACGAGGAATGGCTTACAATGGCTATTCTATTAGGTCGCATTGACGCACCAGGTTTCTTTGATGATCCAATCATCCGAGAGGCGTGGCTAGGTGCCGAGTGGTATGGCCCTTCGCAAGGCCAATTAGACCCACAGAAGGAAGCTACTGCAGCAGAAATTCGTGTTAAGAATGCATTTAGTACTCGTGCTAAGGAGGCGGCAGAGCTTACAGGCATGGATTATGAAAATGAAATCTTACCACAACGTATTCGAGAACACCAATCTATGGATGAAGGAGGCTTGTTGAATGAACAAGGACAACAAATTTCAGTTCAAAATTCGAACTCCGCTAAATCTGATTCAGGAAGCGGAGACGATTGACGTCGATATTTACGGCGTAGTCACGAACGGGGCCAGTTATTGGGACGAGGATACAGGCGTTTCTAACGTATTATCACAACTCCAAGGCTTGGATCCGTCTCAAAACATCGTATTACATGTTAACTCTGTAGGCGGTGAAGTATCTGCAGGCGTTACAATCTACAACCGATTGCGCGCCTTGAAAAATAAAAAATCTGTTATCATCGAAGGCCTAGCGGCATCCATTGCTTCTATTATTTCAATGGCAGGTGATGAAATTCATATGGCTCTGGGTAGTGAAATGATGATTCATAACCCTAGCTCGTATGCATTTGGTGAAGCGGATGATTTTGAAAAAGCCGCAGAATCGTTACGTAAAACAAAAGAAAACCTTATCGATATTTACGAAGCACGCACAGGGCTAACTCGTGAAGAAATCGCAACCATGATGGATGATGAAACTTGGTTAACAGCAAGGGAAGCATTGGAGAAAGGGTTCTGCACAAGTGTAGATGAATCCTTGCAAATGGTTGCCTGCCGTAAAGGCACTGACTTAATTGTCAATGGCTTACCGATGAGTATGGATGTGCTCAAAGGGTTGCCTGTTGATAAATATGAAGAGAAAGGAGAGGAACCAATGGAAGTAACTGCTGAATTGTTACGTACAGATTATGCGGACGTATATGATGAAGTATTTAATGCGGGCGTTGCTGCTGAACGTGCACGTTTACAAGCCCTTGATGGAATTAATAACGAAGCACGCGCAGAGGTAATCAATCGTGCAAAATATGAAACATACGCTACTGTTCAAGATGTAGCTGTTGAATTACTCAATATGCCACAACCTGAACAACCAACTAATCAATTACAGCAATTAATGCAAGATGCTAACAATGCATCTAATCAAGTTGACACGGTCCCTGGTCAAGTGCTTGACGAGGATATCGATGATTCCGAAAAAACAATGCAAATTGTTGATCGTGTAATGAAAGCACGCAATAAGAAATAAGGAGGGCAGACAATATGCCATACGTGGAAGAACAAAAGTTAGAGTATAAACCTCTAATTGCTGGCACACAAATGCCAGTCGTTACAAAGAAAGTAACAATCGGTCAAGATGCCGTAGTGATTAAGGCTGGCACAGTATTAGAATTAGAAGCTGCTTCTAAAAAAGCTAAACGCGCAGATACTGATGTATACGGCGTAGCATTAGCTGATATTGACGCTACAAAAGGCGACGTAGTAGCAGAAATTGCTGTAACAGGTGAATTTGCTACAGCGAATTTAGTATTTGCCTCTGGCAAAAAAGCGGAAGACTTTACAGCTAAAGCAGAAGCCCGCAACATTTATTTCCGTTAATAAGGAGGACACATGGATAATATTTATGCACCAAAAACACTAGCTGCGGTGGTTCGTCGTACTCCCGATGTGCCATCCTTTTTAAAAGACTTATTTTTCAAAGATACAAAAACGTTTTTAACAGAAACAGTTTCTTTTGATATTGTAAAAGGTCGCCGAACTATCACACCTTGGGTGGCGCCAAACTCTACTGCGCCTTTATCTCAACGCACAGGTATGACTACAACCACATATAAACCTGCACAAAAGAAAGAAAAACGTCCTATCACAGAAAATGATATCAAGGTTCGTTTAGCTGGTGAACAGCCATTTGCAGGCACTGTAACTCCTGAAGAACGTGCAATCCAACTCTTGGCGCAAGATACGCAAGAATTAAAAGACAATTTGGTACGTTCCCAAGAAGTTATGGCGGCCGATGTATTACTCAATGGCCAAGCACACATTAAAGGTGAAGGCATTGATGACGTTGTAGACTTTAACTTTACGAATAAAGAAACATTATCTGGTACTGCACGTTGGGGCCAATCTGCAGCAGAAATTGTGGCCAACATCATTAAATGGAAAAAGAAATGCTTGAAAGCATCTGGCTTTAATCCAAATACGTTGGTCATGAATTCCGAAACACTAGAAGTAATGCTTTCTGATAAAAAAATCTTAGCATTGTTCGATAACCGTCGTACAGAAATGGGTCTTTTGCAATTTGAACAAATGGCAGAAGGTGCTGTTTATGTTGGCTTCATGGGCGGTCAAATTCAATGTAATGTGTTTACTTATGATAATTACTATGTAGATCCAACAGACGGCCAAGAAAAGGAAATGGTACCTACCGGTAAATTGTTGGTAGCTTCAGATATGGCTAAATTCACTAAATTATATGGTGCGAATACAATCATCCCTGGTGAAGGTATGGACTTTGTAACATATGAAGGCGAATATGTTTTGCGTCGATTGGTTAATCGTGACCCTGATGCGGTATTTTTGGAATTACAATCTCGCCCTATTTACGTTCCATTTGATGTAGATTCCTACTTCGTAGCGGACGTATTGTAATTGAAAGGAGGTAAGACTAATGCCTGTACAAGCTAAGCACGCGATTAATACCGGCGATTATGTGTATAATCCTGGTGATATTATCTCTGATTTAACTGCAGATGAAGAAGAGCGCCTAATTCGTTTAGGCGCAGCTGTTGTAGTTGGTGATGATGATAAAAACAATGCAGAAGACTCTTTAGCCGTAGCTCTTGGCGTTATGACGAATGCGGATATCGCCGATTATGGTAAATCTATTGGACTTGATTTTGCAAGCAAAGCCACAAAGGCGGACATGCTTTCCGATATCCTTGCTTCTGATGCGGACGTCAACTTGGAACTCTTATCTGATGAAGCACTTCGCGTAATGGCCTCTGCTGAACAATTGGATGTTCCGGAAAACGCTACTCGTGAAGAACTCATCAATATCTTAGGTGAATAATCATGGGATTTAAGGACTTTGCGCAAAATGACATTGAAAAGGTGTTTATCAATTCCAATGAATTTGCCGAAGTACATAATCTAAATGGTACGCAGTGCTATGCAGTGGCGGAAGGTCTTACCGATGAGCAGCATGTCGAAATCATGGGCCAGGATATTGATGGGCTGATTTACGACACGATTATAGTACACGTGGCCAAGCGGGATTTACCTGAGGTGCCGGAGTACAATCAAATCTTTCGCTTTGACGGTCGCATTATGTTGGTCCAATCATGCGAAGATGATATGGGCATGCTAAATATTGTCCTTAGGGGGAATAACTCGTGAGTGTAACTATTGACATAAAAGGGCTGAAGGAAGGGCTGGCTAAGATAGACGCGCTAGTCGTTGGTACTCCGAAAACCACAGCAAAAGCTATCAACAAAGCGTTGCCTAAAATCAAAAAGGCTACAGTTGATCGTGTTAACGAAGAGTACCTAGTTACTAAATCGAATATCAATAAAACCATAAAGGTGGATAAGGCAGGCATGACTTTATCTGCCTTTATTCGTTCAAAGGGTAGACCGATAGCTCTTACTAAATTCAGAGTTACGCCAAAAAGTCCGCCTAAACGGAGAGGGCGCATAGTCAAAGCGCAAGTAATGCGGAACGGTGGCGGAGGGCCAATCCCTAATGCTTTTATTGCTCGTATGAGGAGTGGACATATCGGGGCGATGTATCGTAAGGGTGCAGACAGGTATCCGATAGGGCAATTTCACGGCCCTTCAGTACCAAGCATATTGGGTGATGCCAAGATATCCGCTTTTGTTGGGAATAAAGCAGAGCAGGAATTGCAAAAGCAAATGGAACTCGCGCTCGACACATTAATAGGAGGGTAATCGATGACACCTACGCAATTAGCAACGGATTTGGGAGAATTCCTAAAGAAGGTGCACGCTAATTACTTTAGCGATGACGCACAAGTAAAGGGGAATCCTTTATTAGTTGTACCGGGATTTTTAAAAATGAAAGAATCATCCAGGGAGGACCAATATCCACATCTTGTTATTCGCATTAATAAGATTGAGGATACCTTGCAGGTGTCAACTGTCCAACTATTTCTAATCCACGGCGTATACTCCGAGGATGTGGAAAAAGGCTGGATGGAGATTACCAATTTCTTAGAAACCACACGGCAAGCATTACTGGCCCATCCTGTTATTGCTAATAGGTACCGTTTAGTGCTGGATGATAAACACGGAATTGATACCGACATCCCTCCGGATCAAGCGTATCCGTATTGGGAGGGATTTATGACGGTTAAATATGATATCGAACAAATACGAGAGGAGATGATTATTTAATGGCAAAAGCTGATGCACCAGTTGAATTTGTAAATGAAGCAATTGAGACTGCGGAAAAAACAGTTACATCTAAAGATGCTAAACAAGTAATCTACTTAGGCCCTAATAGTGCCGAATTAGGTCTTTCCACAGGTACCGTTTATATTGACGGCATTCCTGCTACGGTAGGTGAAGATAAAGCAATGCTACGCTTGTTGTTTGTGCCAATTAATAAGATTGCAGAAGCACAGCAAGAATTAGCAACAGAAGGTACAGCGATGAACACTGCTTACCTTGAATTTAAAAAAGGAGGTCGTAGATAGTGGGAAACTATAGACACGGAATTTATACAAGAGAGGTACCTACTTCCCTTATTTCTATGACAGAAGCTACGGCAGCCTTACCGGTATATGTTGGTACCGCACCTGTGCACTTAGCTACAGACCCTGCGGAAGCTAATAAAGCCGTATTGTGCTATAACTACGCATCTGCCACTACTCAATTGGGCTACTCTAAAGAATGGGATAAATACACGCTATGCGAAGCTATGTACTCCCAATTCTCTTTATTTGGAATGGCACCAGTAGTTTTTATCAATGTTCTTGATCCGAAGAAACATAAGAAGACATTAGCGTCTACTGAAAAACAAATTCAGGATAAAGTCGTGACAATTGAAGACCCTGTATTACTCAACACGTTAAAAGTATCTGCTACCAATGGGGGCGTGGCGGCAACTATCAATGTTGATTACACAGCGGCATTTAACGATGAAGGCAAATTGTTGATTGGCATCGTAGCTACCGGCGCACTCAAAAGCGCAACATCTGTTTGGGTAACTTATGATTATGTAGACCCATCTATGGTAACGGCAGATGACATCGTCGGCGGTGTGGATACTGAAGGTAAGCGTAAAGGTTTGGAACTTATTAATGAAGTATTCCCTCGCTTTGGCTTAATCCCTGGTAACTTATTGGCGCCAGGCTGGTCTCATAACACGCTTGTAGCAGCAGTTATGAAAGCAAAGGAAACTACTATTAATGGTATGTTCCAAGCTATGTCCTTATGTGATGCCCCTACCGATGAAATTAAAAAAGCAACTGCAGTTAGCGAATGGAAAAATAAAAAGAACTACGTCGATGAACGTCAAATCTTATGTTGGCCAAAAGTAGCATTAGCTAATCGTCAATTCCATTTATCCACACAACTCGCAGGTCTTATGGCTAAGACAGATGCTAAGTATGACGATATCCCTTACAAGTCTCCATCTAATGAGTCCTTGCAAGCGGATAGCGCTGTGTTGAAAGACGGTACTGAAATCTACTTAGGCCCAGATGAAGCAGCTTACTTGAACGGCCAAGGCGTCGTTACTGCTCTTAATTTCATCGGTGGCTGGAGAGCTTGGGGCAATCGTACAACGGCTTATCCCTCTAATACAGATGTTAAGGATTCCTTTATCCCAGTACGTCGTATGTTTAACTGGGTATCCAATACGCTCATTACTTCTTTCTGGTCTAAAATTGACGACCCAGGGAACAAGCGTTTGATTAATAACGTTGTGAACAGTGCCAATGCTTGGCTAAATGGCCACGTAGCATCCGGCGCGCTTCTTGGGGCTCGTGTTGAATTTTTGGAATCTGAAAACCCAATAACAGATTTGTTGAACGGAATTTATCGATTCCATGTATATTTAGGTGTGCCAACACCGGCTCGTGAAGTTGATTTCATCCAAGAATATGATTCGTCTTACATGAGCACATTATTTAATTAAAAGGGAGGTAACTCATGGCTAAACATAGAGATAAGTTGATTGACTTTGCCATTTTTAGCTCGGGCAGAGAATTATATGGTTACGCCGATGTAACCTTACCTGATATCGAATTTATCAGCGATACCATCAAGGGCGCAGGCATTGCCGGCGAAGTTGATTTGGGTGTACTTGGTCAAACTAAGGCAATGAACATGTCTATTAAATGGAATACCATTGACAAAGATGTGACCGACCTTGCTAGTCAAAAGGTACATGATATCGAAATTCGTGGTGCGCAACAGCTATATGATTCCGCAAAAGGTGAATTAGTACCGGAAGCAGTTAGCGTATATGCCAAAGTGATGCCTAAGAAAATCGGTCTTGGCAAATTTGAACAGGCAAGTAAAACCGATACCTCTACAGAGTTTGAAATTGTATATTTCAAAATGACTGTTGGTGGTAAAACTCGCACCGAAATCGATAAATTCAACTATGTTTGTGTAATCAATGGTGTTGATTACTTGGCATCCGTAAGGGAGGCATTGGGTAAATAATGGCTACATACGATCGCGAAAAACTAATTGATGGTTTAAACAATTTAACTGGGTTTGACTTCACAAAGGCGGAACTTCGTGTCCGCCGTGAAGGCGATATGACCCCAGACGTTACATTTTCTAAACGATTTCAGGCAGAAGTTGCCGCCATAGCATTAAAAGAAAGTGCAAAGGTATTAATGACAATGCCAATCTCTGAATTCACCGAAATGTGCGCAGAGGTAAGCGTTTTTTTATTGCGTGGTTCGGCAGAGAAAATGGGACTCCTCCCGGACAACAATGCCGAAGAATTGCCCTCCGACTTAGAGAGTGCGGGGGCATAGACTTTTGGATGTCTATTCCAATTGCTGAAATAGGCGATTGGATGGATGATTTAGAATTTGTTCTTGAAGATGAAAAGCGCTTGAGGGAGGAAGAGGACTAATCCATCAAGCGCTTTTTGCGTACACAAATTTAAAAGAAAGGAGGAACTATGGCGGGTAAAGTATTTGAGATTGCTTTTGCTATAAATGGTGCTTTAGCCCAAGGGTTTAGAACCTCGATGCAACAAGCCAAGGGCACGTTGACGCAATACGGCTCTAAAATGACTGAGCTGAAAGCGCAACAAAGGGCTTTGGATTCTGCATTAAAGCAAGGTGTTATTTCCATGGACTCTTACCGCAACGCAACGGAGAAAGTCGGTAAGGCGCTAGACCAAACGGCAGCTAAAGACGCAAAACTCAGAAAAGCAATGCAAAATAAAATTGCCGCTGACGCTAATGCTAAAAGTGCTCGTAGTGATTTAGGTAGCACTATGGCTACTACTGCTGTAATGGCCGCTCCGCTCGTAGGGATGCTATCTAAAGCTGCAGACTTTGAAGCAGTGATGTCAAAGGTAAAGGCAATCACCGTATCTGATGATAAGGCAATGCAACAATTGACGGCCACTGCTCGTGAACTCGGCGAGAAAACAATGTTCTCCGCCACACAAGCAGGCGAAGCTATGACATATCTCGGCATGGCCGGTTGGAACTCTCAACAAATCATGGCAGGTATGCCAGGGCTTTTGAACTTAGCTGCAGCTAGTAATACGGATTTGGCGCGTACCGCGGATATCGTATCTGATGACCTTACAGCCTTTGGCCTAAGCGCAGAACATGCAGGGCATATGGCGGACGTATTTGCTAAAACCACCACCAAGACAAATACAACTGTCGAAATGATGGGCGAAACAATGAAGTACGCTGCACCAGTAGCGCACGCCTTTGGTGCAAGCTTAGAAGAAACGGCCGCACTTACGGGTCTTATGGCCAACAGTGGTATTAAGGCATCTGCAGCCGGTACTGCATTACGTTCCGGTTTCTTACGTTTGGCAGGCACTTCCTCGAAATCTACTAAAGCGATTGAGGAAATGGGGCTTTCATTAAGTGAAGCTACAGCGCAACAAGAAGAAGCCAAAGCCGCACTAGACAGCCTAGGTATTGCGATGAACGATACCAACGGGCCACGTAAGATGGGCGAAATCGTTCGCGACTTAGCAGATAAGACTAAGGATATGAGCAAGGAGCAAAAACTTGCTACACTTGCGACTATCTTCGGCACGAACGCTGCATCAGCTTGGGTAGCTGTAATTGATCAAGGGCCAGATGCGTTAGATAATTTAACGAAAGAACTAGAAAACAGTGACGGCGCCGCTGAGGAAATGGCTAAAACGATGCAAAATAATGCACGCGGCGCTATGATACGGTTGCAATCAGCAACAGAATCTGTGGCAATTTCAATCGGTAGTACTATGCTTCCTACTCTTGCCCAGTTGGGGGATTCTTTAGCAAACGAAGCAGCATATGTGTCAAAAGTAGCTAGTGAACACCCCGAACTTACGGAAGCGATAATCAAAACAAGCGTTGCCGTAGCGGGGATGGTAATTGCCTATAAAGCAGTGAAAGCGGTTTACTTCAGCGTAACGGCGGCCCATGCGGCTTATCGGCTTATGATGGAATCGGAACGTATGGCAACTATGCGCAATGTGATTGCATCTGGCATCCATAAGGCAGCGATGATAGCCGGCACAGTTGCGACCTATGCGGCCGCGTCGGCGCAATGGTTGTTAAATGCGGCGATGAGTGCTAATCCGATAGGATTGGTGATATTAGCTATTGCCGCATTAATTGGTGTTTTGGCGTGGTTAGTCACTCATTTTGAAATTGTGTCAAATTTCTGTACATCGATGTGGGAATCTCCTACAGCTGCCATCATCGCTTTCATGGCAGGCCCTATAGGATGGCTGATTTATGCGGCTATGGGGTTGATTGCCAATTGGGACCAAGTAAAAGCCTGGTTCACTCTACTATGGGAAGACCCTAAGGCAGCACTCGGCCAATTCTATGATTGGGTTATGAGTAAGCTTGGAGGGTTGTTTGATTGGATTAGTGAAAAATGGGAATGGGTTAGATCCATTTTCAGTAAGCCAATTCAAGCCAGAGTAGAAGGCACGGCAACGGCAAATGGACAAACTGTACAGCATAACGCGAAAGGCGGTATTTATGGCAAGGGCTCATTCCTTACTACCTTCGCCGAAGAATCTGCAGAGGCTGCTATTCCACTTAATGGCACGCCAAGAGCTGAAGCATTATGGAAGCAAACTGGCGCTATGATGGGGCTTTTACCTAGTGAAGGTAACTCCGCTGTATCTGTCTCCGCACCGATCAACATCACTATTAATGGTAATGCCGATGCAAGTGCGGTGCAACAAATTAAAAGTGCAGTAGGTGGTGCACTGGATGACCTAGAGGCGCGCCTTGCTGAAATCCAAAACCGGAAGGGGCGTGTAAGCTATGCCTAGTAATTTGCGTTACGTTACTGTCAAACTGCAGTATGACCAAAAGGACATAACACAAGACCTAGTTCCCTATTTAAAGGATTTCAGCTTCAACGATGTCATGTCGGGAGAAGCTGATGATATATCCATCACACTACATGACATAGAAGAGCTTTGGATGTCCGATTGGTTCCCTGAAAAGGGGGCTAAACTAACCGCATCAATCGTGTTTCATAACTGGAATGAACTCGGGGACGAGATAGAAATGAAATGCGGACAGTTTGAAATTGATGAAATTACTTGTAAAAATCCACCGCACGAAGTCACCATAGGGGCTGTTAGTGTTCCAGATGAATCCAAGTTAAGAGGGGAATTAAAGAGTAAGTCATGGGAGAAGACTACGCTTAAAGCTGTTGCGGATGAACTAGCAAAAGGTGCAGGGCTTGAATTGTTTTACGATACACTTGAGACGATTAAATTAGACCGGGTCGAGCAATCGGACCAATCTGATTTAGAATTCTTGATGAAAGTCTGTAAGGATAACGGACTGGCGTTAAAGGTTTCAGATAAGCAAGTGATTATTTTTGATGAAACAAAATTCGAAACAGAAAAAGTAGTTGCAACGCTAATCAAGGGCCCAATGCCTACGGACCTTACAGAAGAACAAATTAAGGAACTAGGGGAAATCATCCCTTATCAGGGTAGCTACTCGTTAAAGACATCGCTAAAGGATGTGTATTGGGGCTGTCACGTAAAGCATAAGAGTACTAAACAAAAGAGTACTATTGAGTATACGTTTAAGGACCCTAACAAAACACAAGGTAAGATATTGCAAGTTAACCAAAGTTGTGAAACACAGGCGGAAGCGGAACGCTTGGCCAAGAAAAAGTTACGAGAAAAGAACAAGAATGAAATTACTGGTTCTGTTGCTATGCTTGGCCATATCGTATTGGCCGCATCAGCCACAATCAATTTAAAAGGATTCGGTAAATTCGACGGCAAGTATATCATTAGTAAATGCTCCCATAAGGTAGGAGGCGGATATACACAAAGCCTAGATATAAGGAGGTGCCTAGATGGATATTAGTGTGGCGTTAAAAAATTTAATTCGTGACGGCATCGTATCTAGTACGGACCCTTCAACTATGACGGCAAGGGTAACATTTCCGGACCGAGACGATTTAGTATCGTATCCACTCGAAGTACTTTCGCACGGATCACAAAATAATAAACACTACTGGATGCCCGGTGTTGGCGAACAGGTATTGTGTTTGTTTCTACCTCAAGATAATAATTTGTCCCAGGGCTATATCTTAGGCACTACGTATAATGCCAAGGATAAGCCCTCTTTTAATGGGCAGAATATCCACGGCATTAAATTTGCGGACGGCTCGACCGTGTCATATGATGCGGACGGTGGAGGCCTTGTTATTAATTGCACCGGTAATTTAACTATCAATGCTCCTTCAGGGGATGTAGTGGTTAACGGAATTAGTTTAGTATCTCACACGCACGGTGGTGTTGTTCCTGGAGGCGGAAGCACAGGCACGCCGAATGGATAGGAGGTGAGTAACATATCTTTATTTAGTAAATTAGGTAGTACTGCTGCCAATTATAAGAAGAATCTTAATTCGCAAGGATTAAAGAATTTACAAAATACACAATTAGGCGATGTGGCTTACTCTCGCCTATCTAATTTAGCGGATAAGTTTGGCTTGGGTGGATACTTGCCGCAACGCCAATTAGGAAGCTTTGGAAAAATTGTGTTTGTGGCATCCTCCCATACGGTGCGTACGTTCGATGCGTTGGCACGGAATATCAGTGCACGAACAGCGTCTCAAGAAATCATAGGGCAAAAGCCGATACTTGAATTCCTGGGGCCTGATGCAGATGAAATTTCTTTTACAATGAACTTTAATAAGCTATTGGGCGTTGATCCTTTAAAAGAAATTGAAGCGGTGGCCAAGATGTGCCAAGAAGGGCAAGCCGAGCAGTTGATTATTAATGGTAAACCATTTAGTGAGCATAAATTACTGATTACAAGTATAAGTGCCGCCATGAATACGATTGATAATCGAGGTAATGTATTATCCGCATCTATTAATGTAACGCTGAAGGAGGCTCCCGATATTCCTAAAGTTGTAATCACACCTAAACAAGGAGGCGATACAAATGCAAATTGACGTAAGCGCTCGTCTTGACGGCATTGATTTTGCCCCTAAGGATATTCTTACTGAGATTATTCAAAATGTGCGAACCATTATTTCTACAACGCAATTTTCTGTACCGCTTGATAGGCGATTTGGTATTGATGGTACCGTCATCGACTTGCCTCTACCTGTAGCGATGGCCAGAATATCCGCGGAGGTGATTCGGGCCATTACTGAATATGAGCCACGTTGCAGAGTCGTATCCGTTGATTTCGAGAGTACAGAAGCAACTGACGCAGAAGAAGGGCATTTAATACCCAAAGTATCAATCGCTATAAAAGACGAATGGTTAGAAAGTGTAGGTGGCTATGAATCCGTATAGAACCATCCAAGGAGATATGTGGGACGGTATCGCATTTAAAGTCTATGGTAGCGAAGCTTACATGAATGTGCTGCTAGAAGCCAATCAAGAGTACGCTCAATATGTGATATTGCCTGCTAATCTTATTTTGAAATGCCCTGATGTAGATATAAGGGCGACTATTAATTTACCACCGTGGAGGCGATAATAATGAACTTACCTGAAATCAACTTTGTCACGGCGGATAAAGAAGCCGTTGAAAAGGAAATATTCGCCCTCTACTCTTCTATTACTGGGCGAAAGTTAGCACCAGCGGACCCTATCCGCTTATTCCTATTAGCGATTACCAATATTGTGATTTTATTGCTTAACCGCATCAACGATACGGGCAAGCAGAATCTTCTGGCATATGCTAGGGGCAATAACTTAGACCATATCGGCATTGCGTTAGGCGTGGAACGCTTACAAGCTACGGGCGCAGTCACTACTATGAAGTTGACTGCATCAATGGCACGGCCTGAAGGTATAGCTATTCCAAAAGGTACACGATTTACTTCGGGAGATGGTGCATTTTTTGCACTAACTGAGCCTTACTACTTATCAGCTACTGAAACCATGATACAAGTAAAAGCCGTGTGTACGGAAGCATCTGCCAAAGGGAATGGCTACCCAGTAGGGTCGATTACTACACTTGTGGATCCGATTCCCTATATTGCAAGTGTAGCCAATATTACAATCTCTGAAGGTGGTGCTGACACAGAATCGGATGACGCGTTCCGTGAACGTATCAGGGAAGCGCCCGAAAGCTTCTCTTGTGCAGGGGCCGAAGGGGCCTATGAGTTTTTTACAAAAAAAGCATCAGCCCTTATTAGCTCTGTGAAAGTGGTATCGCCTAAACCGGGAGATGTAGTTGTATATCCGGGTCTTGTATCTGGTGAAATTGCAGGGGAAGAAATTATTAAATTAGTGGAAGCTACGCTTACCGATAAGAAGGTGCGGCCACTTACCGATAATGTGTCTGTAAAAGCGCCAATTGCTAAGAATTATAGTATCGATATTCAGTACTACATTGATTCGGATAATTCGTATTACGCTGACACGATTAAGAGTCGAGTCGATGCGGCGGTTACGGATTATATACAATGGCAATCCGGGAAAGTAGGGCGTGACATCATTCCGTCTGAATTGATTCGCCGGGTAATGGAAGCTGGGGCTAAACGTGTTAGCGTAACATCCCCTGTATTTACCATTGTAAAAGACGGCAAGAAGGAAGATGGCTACCAAGTGGAATTGGCGCAGTGTACTAGTAAGACTATCATATATGGGGGTGTAGAGCATGAATGATCTCTACAAATTCAAATTAAAGGATACGCTACCGAGCTCGATTGCTAATGATGCTAATGTTCAGGCCTTAGCTGAAGTGGTTACGTTGAAACTTATGGCGTTGATGCCGTTCGTGGATAGACTAACTATTTTGTCGCACCTTAATGAGTTAAGCACGCCGATACTAGATGAGTTAGCCTGGCATTTACACGTTGACTTCTACGATGAAGCTGTAGCGAGAGAACAAAAGATTAAATTAATCCTAAGCTCTATCGCTTGGCATCGAAGAAAGGGCACCGTTGGATTAGTTGAGGAAGCTATCGGCGAACTGTATTCAGACTGCGAAGTTGTGGAGAACTGGGGCTACGAGGACGGGAAGCCTTACCATTTCAAACTCCAGATGTCCGGTTATATGATGACACCGAATATACGAGAGCGCGTGCTTCGTATATTAGAATTCGTCAAGAATAAGCGGTCCTGGCTAGATGGTATCGAATATGTGCATGCTATTAATTCAGGCGGTGTGTATGTCGGTGGTATTGCAACAGCTGCAGGCAGTGCCGTAGCTGAACCGAGCCTTACAATCGCGACAGGCCCACAAACGCAACAAATCTATATCGGCGGTATTGTTACCGTTCACCAATATATTCATATATAGGAGGTCTACATGGCAAAATATCCTGCCGTCATTACTACAATGGCGGGGACAAATATTATTGCGGAAGCTAATGCTAGTAAGCAGGCTTTGATTTTTACAAAAATCGTTATTGGTGCAGGCGATATGCCCGCATCAATTCCACGCGCTACGGCGTTAACTGATAAGCGCCTGGAATTGGCGATTACTAAAAGTGTTAAAACAGGCGATGGCCAATTCATGGTACAGGGATTACTCTCGAATAAAAACCTTGAAGCTGGTTTTTATGCACGAGAAATAGGGCTCATGGCCAAAGCTGGAGAGAATGGACAAGAGGTGCTTTTCTCCTACACAAATGGGGGCAACTACGTTGACTACATCCCGGATAAGAATACACCAATGGATAGCTACACATTTACGATTACTACTGTGGTTGGCAATGCCGAGAAGGTGCAAGCAATCGTTTCCGATAATGGGGTAGCCTCTGTGCATGATCTGGAGGCGCATAATATGGATCCAGGAGCACACGGTGGGCTACTTCAGAATTTAAAGAATCAATTATCCACTCATAACACAGATGTTTCATCGCATCCAGCAATTACAGAGGCGATTGCCAAAATCCTTGGTGCGACTAACTGGCAAGAAAATCCAGTTGCTACTTTGAAAGATATAAAAAATAAGCTAGGTGAAGGCGGAATAGTAGCGCAACGCTTTGGAGAAAGCGGTTTCGTGAAGTATGCTAATGGATTTACTATCCAATGGGGAAAGTCAGACATCGCGGTTACTAGGACTATATACGATGGAGCTAGCAGCTTTATAATACCTTTTACTTTCCCTCCGTTCGTCGCAGTCACTAATATAGCGCCGGCAACCTTAGATAATGATAATTGGACAAGTAGTGCCGTTAAAGAAATAACAATAAACAGCTTCACTTATATGTCTGCGCAAAATAACGTCACCTCTATACGTTGGGGCGCTATTGGATTTTAGCCAATGGGGAATAGTTAAAAGAGGTCGTCTTGATATGTGGTATACAGCCCCAACAAAATTTCCAATAGCTTTTACAGAGGTATATGTAGGGGTTGGTACAATACAAGAATCAGCAACAGAGCGTTCTTCTAGCAACTTTGATAATGCTGTCCGTCTTAGCTTAGACAAAATCGAATTTGCAAAGTTTGAACATTATTATATTGCTCTTGGCAAATCTTAACTGTAATACATCCAATGGGGACATATAGCAGACGGAAAAGATATTAATAGAATTATTTCTATTTCATTGATACTTCCTTGCAATGGTAAATATGTAGCACTTCCAGTAGGTGAATCTAATAACACTAACTTCAATAATTCACTAGATCATCCTTGTGTTGTAATTGCTAAATTATCTACATCATTCAAGGTACAAATCGATGATTATATGACTGGA